GAGCAATGGAAGATACATCTGATGTTTCTGTCAATGTAGAAGTAGCTTGTGCTAAATCTGAATAGATTGAGAATACAACTGATGATCCTGGCATTGCCTGTTGCACTGGCTTGACGTCAGCAAGTGAACGCATAACAGGAATGGAGCGAAGCGCCATTCTTACATACTGATCGTATGCTGCCTGTACGAGGTTGCTGATCGTCGAGCTAGAGGTAGGGGTACCTGTTGGGATAGCCATTTGGGTCTAGCCTTTCTTTAGGATCGGATGTTAGAGTCCAGACAATCTAATGACTTCATCTAGTTCTTCACGACTATTGGTATTGAGAAGTTTTTGCATTATGTCTGCGTTATGTTCTGGCGATGAGCCTGAATCTGCAGTGTTAGTCATTCTCTTATACGCAGCCGCTTGAGCTGGATCTACATTAGGTGTTGCCTGGGTTTGGCCAGATTCAAAGCCGAATACATCGGCATAATCATCTAGCCATTTAGACAGTGACTCTTCAGTTGGGTCAATGTCCTGCGGAATAAATGAAGCAATCTTGCTATTTACCCCGCGAGATGCGAGGACATCCTTAATTGCTCGTTCGCGTTGGCCCTTGCTTAGGTTTTCAAACTGAGCACGAAGCTCTTGTAGTTCTTTATCCTTTTGCTTTGAAGCCTTGCGTAGTTGCTTTACAAGGTCATTCGACGAATCCGTTGTGTAGTCATCGTCGTCATCCTCGTACTCGTAATTGGACATAGTCCATCTCCCTATCAGTTAGTTGATTTCGCCAGCCTCATACTCCAATGGGGATTGGGTATGGCTCTGACTCCTGGTATTGTTGTCGCTCCACTAGGCCAGTAGTTCTAGTGGCAGGTTTATTATATTCCGCCTGCGCGATCTCGCGCTAAGGCTCCGCCAGTTAATCCGGATTGACCACCAAAGGTAGCCTTCTCAAGTCCAGTAACCTTTTGACGCTGCTTGCGTGCCTCTTGTGCTCCTGTAAGTTTGAATACTTCTGACTCAGCAGTTGCTTGAGAGTAAGGTGATTCGCCGTAGATAGAAGCAAGTTCTGATCCACGCTGTAGTCCTGCACCGATTGCAGAGTAACCTTCAGTAGCTGAACCCTTATCTACGCCCATCTTCTGAAGCTCTTGTGCTCTAGCAAGGTTGGTTGTAAGTCCAGATTGCATTGCTGCTCCACCGATTTCGGCTGCTGTTACCTTACGCTGGATATCCTTGATAGCGTTCTTAGGATCAAGGGTATAAGCCAAGATGTCACCATTTTTAATATCAGGGTAGAAGTCTTTGAGAGCCTTGAGAACTTCTGGGTTAGCGTTAAGGACGCGATCTTGTGCGGCCATTAAACGGTCACCTAGTTCTAGGTTGCTTACATCATTGGCAATAAGTTGTTCAAAGCCAACTTGTTTGCCAGTAGTGTCTTTAGCATAATATGATTCAGGCAAGCCATACTGACGCATTACCTCTTGGTATTGATCTTCCATAGCAAGGTATGAAGCCTCATCAAGTACTCTAAGTCCTTTGAGTTTACGCTGTTCATTAGCACTAAAGCGTTGCACATAAGCAGGAGAACTACGTAGCGCTAAGATACGGCCTGCGTCTGTCTCCTCATTCATAATGGCATTTCTTGCTGCCTCAACAAGGAATCCTAATCCTTTTTCCGTAAATTCTCGTTGCAAGATATCAAAGGCTGATACCTTTCCAGCTAATCTTTCTGCAGCAGTAGCTTCAGCAGCTTTAGTAGCGTCAAGTTTTACTGTACCCTTTTTGCGTACTTCTTCTGTACCATCTTCATATACATCAATGACATCGCCAGTTTTTTCATCTGTATAAACAGATACAACTTTTGGCTTTACTTTAGCAACTGGCTTTGAACCATCTGCTGCCAAACCGTTTGCATTAACATCAACCGGACCATCAGCAGTTTGAACTGTGCCAGCCTTTACCCATTCTGCAACATCTTCAACAACTGGATCTGGAAACCCTGCTCCTGTTTCTTCAAATCTACGAGCAGATGCAGGAGATGTTGTTCTTGTTGGAGTAGAAGTACCCATTGCTGCGCGTTGGGTTTGTTCATCTACAATAGCAGCGCTTGGCGCTGAAGGCATATCTCTGTCGTTGCGTGCCATTATTACCCCTGGAATCCGAAGTCACGAAGAATTTTAAGTGTCATATCCGATACTTCGGACTTAGCATTTTCTGTATATTGCCAACGCTTATCTGCTTTAAGTGTTTTCTTAAAGTCGTAGATATTCATATCACCCTTATCGCTAATAGCAGATCGTAGAGTTGAATCGTTTAGATCAATTTCATCTGCGTTAATCTCTAGGAGATTAGCCATTGTCTGGCGATATGGTGCAAAGACCTGATCCAAGTTATAGCCCTGACCTAGTAGGTCACGGACGTACTCTGGCTGACCTTGTGCTGCCAGTTTACGAGCATCCTGTGCTATACGGTTTGCATCTAATCTTCCAGTTGCAATACCCTGAAGTACCTGTTGTTCTGACTGTCCACCAGGAACAATATCCTTAACGCGGAACCCATTAGAACGAGCAATGTCTTGGATTGCTTGGTAGTCCTTGAGAGCCTGACCAGAATATCCGGATGTTGGTTGTCCACCAATGGTAGATCCGATTGGTCGAATAGCAGCAGCGATAAAGTCTGTTGTCATTGCATCGTCAATACCTACATTTGTGATGTACATATTCTCAGCAGCCTTGCGAAGTGCTGCTGGATCTGATGCAATACCAGAACCCATTGCTCTAGCCTTGTCAGCAATCTGACGTTCAAGAGTTGAGATCTGCTTCTCGTAGTCAGTAGATCCATCTGCCTGACCTGTTGCTACTAGGTCACGGTAGTTGTACAACTGTACATAGCGTGCCTTAATCTCAGCAGAGTTCTTGCGATACCAGACATCATCACGAATTGCTTTACGTAACTTATCTGGAGTCCAATCTTCCTTTACGTAACGATCAAGAATAGCCTTGAGACTAGGTACGTTATTAAAGATTGTTTCAGGTAAATCAAAATTCGTTTCAGCGGCTACACCCAATGCTTGATCTCGTTGCTCGGCATCTGTTAAACCAGGAACCTTTGGAGGTGTTTGATTGCCACCTTTAGGTGGTGTGCCTGGTGTGTCAGCCTTGGGTGGCGTTACTGGTGGAGGAGTTTGTCCTACATTACCAGGAGTAGCATCAATGCTATCTGGGATACCGTCTTTATCTGTATCCTTTGGCGCAGCAACTTCTTCTCCTGGTTGCAATCCTGGAGTCGCATCTAATATCTTTTGGCCTTCTGCCATAGCCTTGTTGTAAGCTGTATTTACACTTTTATATTGCTCTAAGATTCTCTTGTATTCTTTTTCTTCAACAGTACTTAGTTTATCTCCACGAGACATTTTAATAGCAAATGCTTTAAGTTGTTCTTCAAAACGAGACATACTCTTTCCGATAGTATCGGCATATGCAAACTTATTCTCTGCTTTAGCTTGTGCAGATTTAACTGCATCTGATTTGCTTTTTATCTCTCTTGCAACTTTTGCTTTTGCGGCAGCAGCTTCACGTGCTTTTTGTTGATCTCTAATGTATTGTTCAATATCAAAAGGTTTTTGTTCGGCCATTAGCGTAGACCTCCAAGTTCCTGCATCATAATTCCGTAAGCATCTGTTGCTCGATTAGTTTTAGCCTCGGCTGTAGCACCGATTTGTTCGGTAACAAACTGCTGTTCATCAACACCACCACGAGTGCTTGAAAAACTTTGACCGGATGTGGTTACTGATGGTTGCTTCTTCTGTTGAGCATTGACAAGTTTTGTGTACTTGTCCTTTTCTGCCTTGGTCAATTTACGACCTAATAGGTCCTGAGCCACAGTATCAAGCAACTTGGCTGTCTGAGATGGGCTGGTTACATAAGTTGTAGTTGTGGTTCTAGGTGCTCCATCAGCGCCACCTGCTGCGCCTTCTGAAGCAGATTGCTCAAGGAAATCATATGGACTTGGGACCGGAGTACCAAACTTCTTTCCAAAACTTACAGCACTCTTATATCCTAAACTTGCTTCAGTAAGAGCTGCATATAACTTGATATCAAACTTGTTGCTTATTTTACCTTTGTAGTAACCAGCATCTTTAAGTTGTTGGGCGATGATGAGACGAGTCTCAGGGGTCGCCTTGCTAAGGCCATTGATAAAATCTTCAAATGTTGTCTCTTCAGCCATTTGTATCTCCCAACAGTGAAGCGAATAGCGTGTTATATGCGCTCATAGTATTTTCATTTGCTCGTGATAGTTCACGCATCTTAATAATTGTTTCATCCTTTAGGAATGATGAGATCTTTGATCCACCAGATATGTTTGAGAACAGGTCTTTATCTGTCTTGTATGAGTCGTAAAGATCAAGCATCTCTTTGAGTTGTTTCTGCAATGGACCGCGAGCTGTGACCTTTGGATCATTGAGCATATTGCGTAGGTCATTGATAGCCTTGATACGCTCGACTGCCTTCTTACCACCTTCGGCTAGTTCTTCCTGAACTAATGGACGACCAGCCTTAAATACTGCTGCCCAATCCTGGAACTCTTGACGAGCAATAGAACGCTCAACATCAGTAAAACTTTCTTCCAGTTTAAGTTCGTACTCGTTCTTCTTTGAGTAGTATTGTTGCAAGTCTGCTGCTGTTTGTACTTCTTTAAGGAAGTCATCAACACGCTTGTTGTACTTTAGACCCATATCCTTCATAGTCTTGTAGGCATCCCAAGAGAAACCTGACTTGTGAGGGATAAGGAAAGCTGCACCCTGCGGATATTGCTTTAGCAGATCTGCGTTCTTCTCTGCCCAAAGACCGGACTCTTCTGCGTACTTAATGATAGCGACTGTTTTTTTCTCAGACTCAGGTACTGTAAACGGAATCTGATTAGGGAATAGTTCTACCCACTTAGCCATAGCTGCGTCGTAATCACCAGGGTACTTGTCTAGGAGATTGTTCCAAGCCTGCTTGAAGTTAGCATTACCGTTATCCTTGATCCAAGTAGCCATATCTGCCTTGAGTTGTACAGATGGTGATGCTGGCAAGAAGAAACCTAAGACAAAACGTGTACCAAGAACAGATAGCGTTGTGTTCTTAACACGCTGACGATACTCTTCCTGCTCCTGAATTGAAGGAGGAATGATATTTCCTTCTGCGTCTTCAGTACTCTTTAAGCCATAACCTGCTGCTTCAAGATAAGTAACTGCCTTACGCCAGGCACTGGCATACTGTGAGTCACGCTCATCTGTACTCATTACTTCAAGCGCACGATTAACGTGAGCTGGTAAGAATGAAGATACGAATGAACGATCTACAGCGTACTTGCCCATTGTGTACTGAGTAATAGTATCTGCTGCTCCAGGAGCACCGAATACATCTACTAGGTTGGTAAGAACCTTGATAGATACACCAGCTAATGGACCGTTAAATGTAGGGATCAATGAGTCTTGGTTCAAGGATGGTGTAAGCATCTTAACTTGAGAACCAAACTGGATAGGCATTGGTGTTCTAAACTCAGGAGATATACCTAATCCTGCCATTGCAGTTTGTACTGCACGGTAGACTGGCTCTAAACCTGGGTAAACGAAGTACTTCTCGCCTTGGTCATCCTCTTGAATCCAACCATTATGGGCAATTCCATCATAGGTTAACGCTGCCTTACGAATAGAAGCAGGGTTATATCGAACCATACGATATGCACGGCGATAGAAGTCCTCAGTTGCACGATAGAAGCGAGAGAAGTTACGTGCTCCAAATGCTAACTGTGTACGTACAAGCGGATTATCCACATACTGCAAAATCTGTGTTACTGCACGATCTTCAATGAGTTCAGCAAACTGACGCTTAGCACGTTCTGTTGCTTCGAGTACAGCCTTTGGATTAGACTGATCTACCTTGCTTACTACTGACTGAATGTAAGCATCTTCCATACCGGACTTCTTCATTGACTTACGAAGTCTAATAATCTCGTTGAATACCATAGGCTCACGTGACATACGTGCGTTAGCCATACCTAGCCACTTCCAACCAGATGTCATAAGAGAGGCTGTAACGTTTCCAGCATCAGATACAGGAACTAGGTTAGGTCCAAGTGCATATTCTGGGACATCGTCAGATAGTTTTGGTAGATCATCCAGTCCTAGTTGACCTGAGATATCCCATTTACCTTCAGCGTTCTTGTAACGAATCTTATTAAGGAGTTCTAGGTTAATTTCTTTAACACCATTTGCATCAACGCGACGTGTTTCAAAGATCTCACGTGCTCGTGCGTAGATAATACGGGCGTGTTCTTCATCTGTTACGTTTCGTGCTTCAAGTTGTGCTAATTTGCGGAACTCTGGATTACTATCCATATAATCAAGGAGTTCACGGATAGCAACAGTCTCATCATCAAGGTTTGCTACAGCAATAGCGCCTACTTCATCGTTTGCGTAGTAGTTAATACGGTAAAGCCAAGTAACCATTGATGCTTCGTTTTCAGGTCCAATAGGAACGTTGGTATATCCACGTTCTCCACGTACTCTTGTATACCTAGCAGCCTTTGGATCTGTAATAACAAGTTTTTCACTACGAACACCGTGTGATCTAGTGAACAATGTAGCGGTTGTGACGTAATCTGCACCAGTTGATGCAAAGTTAAAGCCACCTTCTGAGATAAGAGCTACGGAATTGTCTAGGTTTCCATAGACTAAATGCTCTGCAAGGATTTCTGCTTCATCTTCAAACATTGGACCGCGACCAACATAGGCTCTGTAACGATTTACGCGGCCTGATGTAAGGGCAGTAGCCATAATAAGGCGTGTTTCTTCTACGACATTACGACCAGATGTTGCCTTGAGTGTTTCAATCTCTCCAGCAATACGAATCTTGTCAGCCTCATCTACTGCTTCGTCAAGTTCTTTAGCCTTTACAGCCATTAAATTGCGTGCTTCTACAATGTCTGAGTCAATCTTAGCAATCTTTGCTTCATACTTGGCTGCTTCCTTCTTGTTAAGAAAGCGCATTATAGAACCCAACGGGTTATCTGCTATGTTGCCAGATTTACGTGCTGCTTCGAAAGCAGTATTGATACGTGTTGAAAGGAAGCGAGACTTTGCCAGTCCCCAAGGTGATCCACCGATTGCAAGGTGAACCATAAGATCTTCTGTTGCGTTACGAACAGCATAGCGTGGACCAGCAAGGGTAAAGAATGACCAGTATCCGGTCATCTTATCAACCCATTCTTTATTAGCTAGACCCATAGCACGGTTAATAAAACCAGAACGTACCGCTGCTCGATCAATATCTACAATGTTAGGAGCAGATACTGATGTATTGAAGTCGGACATAATGGCACCAACGCCTTCGTCCTTATCTCCTACACGTGATACAGCAAATCTAGAATCACCTTTACCAGTAAGGCGGCGAACAATAATCTGTCCAGCTTCAGTGGTGTTAAGTCCACGAATTTCTGCAATGTTAGTCCAGAGTCCGTAGAACATTTCCTTACGCTTACCAATATCTGGGATAGCTTCGAATGTCTCTGAGATCATCTTGGCATCTTGCTTGGTAAATACTAGACGTGCTAGACGGTACATTTGTAGAGAAGCGTCTCTTGCCTCTAAATCAAAGGTATCGTTCTTAAACATAGGAGCAATATTGAACTTAGCCTTGAACCTATCAATGCGAGCACCTACTGAACTGCTAGAATAACGTAGGGTTTCCTTACCACCAGTACCTTTAACAATAGGTACGATAACTTCTTTTCCATCAATAAGTGCCTTAGAGACACCATCTGTGGTTGGTAGATCACCAAACATACTCGCAATAAAACTAGGAGCAATCTTATCTACGTTAAAAACTTTATCTGCTGTAGTCATAGCAGTAATGCGTGCCTTACGGAAACCGTCAAGACGTGGAACAATAATACGCTTGCGTCCTACAGAACCCTGTAGCACTGCTACTGCTTCTTCTGTGTTCTCAAAGAAGGCACGAGCTGAGGCAGAGTTAGTAATCTGGTTCTTCTGGAAAGCACGGATAACTTCTGGACCATACTCAGGAGCTAGGATCTCAAGTTCACGCTTGATTGCTGCTGCCTCTTTAGGAGAGCGAGACTGTGCTTTGGTATAACGATCTAGTGTTGCACCGTATGTATCCCAGAATTCTGCCACCTTTGGGTTAGCAAAAGTTTCTGCAACCTTCTTGCCACCGGTAACTGCCTCAAGTGAATACTTACCAACTACGTACATTGAGCGGATCTTAGAAGAAACAACTAGTGGATCTACAAAGAATCGAAATGCTGTATCTACTACACCTGATGTAAGGCCATAGACAAGGCCATTCTTCTCAAGTGCTTCAGGAAGGATAGCGTTAGCAATCTGACGACCTGGTGAGAACTTGGCGCGATCTACGACACCAAGGGCTTCATTAAATAGTTTACGTTCTTTTTCTACATCTAGCACACCAGGAATAACTTTATTCTCTGGATCTGCAAGCATAATGTACTTCATCTGCTCAGGTGTGGCAGTTGCTGCGATATCTGCAAGGCTCTCACGAGACTTGATACGCATAGCAATATCTACTGCATCTTGACCGTAGAGGCTCTTAGCCTTCTCAATACGACCTTCGTTGTAAACCTTGTCGCCTTTGTCGTTTGCTTTATCCCAAGCAAAGCCAACTTCACCTTGTGATAGCGGAATAGCAATAGCACGGTAGGCACGAGTAGTTGCATCTGCAACTTCAATAAGACCCTTAAATGCTAGAGTTAAAGGATTGTAATGGAAGGCTGTAGATAGCCAACCCTTAGATGGCTTTTCAATAGGATCTTCTTGTCCAAAGGTTTTAACCATATCATCTTGCTGATCTGCTGGCATACGTTGAGCTGCCTGCTGTGCAACATCAGGAGGTAAGCTCACAAGTTCCTTGTGTTTTGCTACCTTCTTAGAAAGAATATCAATCTCGCGCTTTTGCTCTGGAGTTAACTGGGCGGCGTATGCGGCTGCTCTTAGATTATCAGCCATTAGTTACCCCGCGATAGTGCGTCCTGATATAGAATTGCAATCTCTCCAGTAGTGTCAAATGGAAGCATCTGCGCCAAAGTATCTGAAAGTTTATTGGTTATTTTTTTCATCTGTAAAGCAGACGATCCAGGGCCTGGACCCATATCAATACCTGAAGTAATTGGTTCATCTGGACGCTGAGTTTCTGCGTATAAACCTGTAAGTGGTGTTTGGTCTGGGCGTACTCTATCTTGTGGTCCTGATACAGCATCGGCAGTCTTACTTAGCGGAGCGCCAGACTTAATAGCCTGTGTCTCTACGCCTTCGCCGTATGCTGTGGAACCCATCTCTAACTTATCTGTACGTGTGGAATACTTGCCAGGACCTGCTGGGCCAGCCAATGGATTCATCGGTGCTGTTGTCATCGGTCCTCCTCTAAAGTCTCTAGGTCTTGCGCCATCTGTTGCCACGCCTGATTAGTTTCAGTCTTATGGTTAGAATGGTAAATACTTAATTCATATAATGATTCAAAGAATCCTGATGCAACTTGCGAAAAGTTGTATGCAGCTTCTGCGAGTATAACTACAAAATCGGAAGGGCGTATAGGACGACGTATTTTATTATTGTCCATCGTCCTACACACCTTCCATCAAAATAATTAACCCTTTTTTACTGATGTGCCTTTGCGAGCTTTTGCCATCATTCCGAAAAAAACCTTGCCGCCTTTTGGCTTAGAGGTATCCTTCTTGCCTTCAACTGGAGTTGACATTGGCGCCTTAGCGCGTGATCCCTTGTTCATATTTACACCTCCCTCACTTATGCTGCGCCGGTAATACCAGCGAGTAGTTGTGCGATATCTGGACGTTGACCAGCAGCAGGGGCCGTACCAGCTTCATTTATTGTAGGTTGCTGCGAGGCAGGTGCTGGGGCCGCGCCTGCTGCTGGATTCTGTTGCTCCATACCTGGTGCCATAGGTGGCATCTCTGGGGTTGGTGCTGGTTCTGGTGTAAATGCTTTTTCAATAATATTTTCTAGGGCTTGTCCCTTTTGGCGACCTTGGATAACAGCAGCGATACGGCTGATAATCTCTGAAGGGTCTTGGCCTTGCGCCGCGAGTGCTGGTATCGCCTGAGCATACTGAGCAACAGCAACCCGCAAAGAATCGCGCATTTCTTCAATGTCAACACGTTGTTCCTCCTGTGTAACGTTAAGATCCATAGGGATCTCACGACGTACATAGTCGCGTGAGACGAGTTTGTCTGAACGCATTTGTAGCAAAGCAATGATGGCACGGTTAGGGTCCATACCAGACATAATTCCGTAACGGACATCTACACCATATTCACCCTTGATATCGCGGGTTGGGATGTATTTAAGTACATAAGGTGTTCCATCATCAGAACCCTTAATAGTCTTTGGAATACCACCGAAGATTTTCTCGTCTGCTTCAAAGCAGAGTGAAACAAGTTCTGTAAATAGTCGAGCAAACTGTGCTTGTGCTGCCTTGATCTGTGTATCAAATCCAGCCTGTAGAGCCTGTACACCACGACCTGTAACAACGGAAGCGTCAATGTTACCTGAACGAGACTCTGGGTAACGAGCACCCATACGTAGTTCACGCTCTAGCACACCGGATTCTGTAAAGACTCCAGGTGGTAGCTCTAGTGGTACACGGCGAATACCTTGTGGATTAGCAGAACGCATAATTGCATCTGGTCCCAAAGCAAGTTCTTGCACATCTTGTGGAATAGCAATAGGTGCTTGGATAGACTTTTCAGCAGCTTGAATCTGCAAGATGGCAAAGCGAGCACGGGCCAGTTGGACTGAGAGTACATCATCAAACTGACCACGTGCTTCGCCATCTAAGGAGGAACGCATAACAGTACGTGCCATACACTTGCCAAGAACATTTGGCGTTGAGGATAGAACTAAGTTCTTACGCTCAGGTAGGTATAGCAGGTCCTGATCTTTATCGTGGTACTTGACCATTGATACATAAGGAGATGACAGTTGGTACTGATTACGACCTAGAATCTGATCGTAAAACTCTGGGTATTGTGATGCTAGTGATTCAGCATCGGTAACAATAACCTGGGTTACAGATAAGGTTCTGCCGTAACGATCTAACTCTGGGTAGATTCCAAATGGATTGAGCATACGGATACGAGGATTGTTATCATCGTAATCCATCTCAACCATACCTACACACATACCGTAGGTGTTATACCAATCGGCTGCTGTGTACATCTGGAGCTGTAGATCAGAGTTTGATACATAGAAGTTAGCAATGCGTGTGCGAGTATCTGCGCCCTTACGTGCTGCATCAGAAACCATATTGGTTGCTGAGCAGTTAAAGGATGGCAATGGAGCCATTGCCTCTGCTAGGTCGCGTGCTGCTACGTCAATGAAGTTAGCAACGAGAGGCTTTGGATAGTCCTCTGAGAACATCGAAGGAAATACTTTTGAGATATCTCCTTGACGTACCGAAAGCACATCGCGCATACGCTGGTCACGCGCTGATGAGCGTGTGCGTAGGCGCGATAACTTCGCGTCAACTTCTTTGACTGATAACAATGTAACTCCTAATAACTGGGGATAAAACTATTACTTCTTTTTTGCTTTTGTGTCAAGGTTCATTTTCTTAAGACCCATCGGGTTTTTTGCTGCTGCTTTTCTAGCATCGCTTGCTTTTCTGGAAGCTGCTCCAGCAGCAGCGGCCTTAGCCTTAGCAGCAGCACTCATAGGTGCTGGCGAGTATGTTGCTTTCTTTGCTAATTCTGCTGCTGCTTTCTTTTGCTTAGGAGTCATTGCTGCTTTTCTTCCTTCTTGAACTCTAATAGCAAGTTTCTTTTTAATGCTCATAGGTTCTGGTGAGTATGAAGTACGCGCTCCAGTACCACCTACTTTTGTATTTTTTTGACGTGCTAAACGGTCACGATAAGTGCCAGCCACAGATGCTGCTTCTGAGGGACTATTTGTTTCACGCATCACACGCTTTGCCATTGCTGAAAGTTGTTTAGGCTTTTCGCCTGTTGGTAATTTGTTTGATTTCTTTGGTGCCATTTCTATCTCCTTAGATTACTCTCATTTTGTTTTGTTCTGCGAACGCTTCCTCTAGGTTGATGACTGTTCGCTTGCCTATCTCCTGGCGGGATAGGAATGGATTTTTCATATGGTGGGTGGCATACTTGCCATAGTTGAGCATCTCGCGTGCTCTGATTTCACAGAACCACAAGGCCATCACCATATCGGTCTTACCCTTAGTCGTTGGAGTCCAGGTAATTAACTGCTCAATCAAAGCCTTGACATTCTCAGTCTGATCTGATGGCAGATGTATTAAGTTATCTCGATGGTGCTTACCATCAAACTGCTTAGTACCAAAGAGTGTAGACATAGAAGCTACACCGAAGCCGGCATCCCACTTGTTAGAACCAGTGTGGTGTTCCTTGAACTGCACGCCGCGTGATGCTAAGTGCATACGGATACCTTCGTCTTGCGTTAAGAAGGATTGGAAGGCGTTCTTTTCGACGATCCACTCTGAGGGGGAGTAGAGGGATGTCCAATCAAAAATAAGATTACGGATATCGGCTGGAGACGGGCGGCTAATTTTAATAGCATCTACTATGTACCTCTTGCTCGTTGATCGGTCAATGGCGTAGCAGATAGCTGCGGTATCGCCAATCATTGCAGGATCAAGACCGCAAATATAAGTAAAGCCGTTTAAGTCTCGTGGATGGCCTGGGTGACCGGCAACTAAGTTACCTGCCTTACGCATACCGTCAATAGATCCCTTAACACATACAGGATCAAAGGCAGCGTTTTCAGAAACGTCCTGTTGCTGATATACCAAAGCCCAGGTGCTTGCATCCATTGCTTGGCGCTCATTGTAAAGGTTGCGACCAGACCAGCGTGGGTATAGGCCGTCTTCGTTCTTATCAGATTCTAACTGTCCATCAAATGGAGCATCAGATGCGGGCCACAATGTAACCCACTTGTCGGGGTCTTCATCTGCTTCAAGAAGGGCCGGCATCGCTAGATACTTCCAAGGAACTTGGCCACCAGGGTAGCGGTCCTCAGAGCGTAGCTCGCGGTATAGATCTACCGAGGCTACTCGTGTACCAATAATAATAAGTTTACCCGTAGGGTTCAAACGGGATCGCACGTCCTGGGTCAACCAGCGGATCTGCTTCTCAAACTCATTGGCGTTCTTTAAGGTCACAGCATCGTCTACAATAATCATATCGGCACGCTTACCGTAGATCTGACCGCCGATACCAACGGCTTCGATGTTCGGGTCCTTTTCAGATGACTCACGGAGTTCATCACCAAAGGTGACACGGGTAGCCTGCCACGAAGCAGACTTGGAATTAAACCCTACGCCAGCAGCATAAGCGCTCTGAAGATCTGCATACATTGGGTGCGTCAGACGTTGCTTGATGGCGTAGAGAAAGTCGGCAGCTAGTTGCTGCGTCTGGGATACTATAAGAACTCTAAAGTTAGGATTCCTACATACCTGCCAAGTGACGTAGTCCACAGTGATCGTGATGGACTTGGCGTGGTTTGGCGGGATATTTATCAGGACGCGGTTTGCCGCAAGCCCTGGCTCAAATTTCATACTGGGGTGTAGCCACCCAGGTTCTCTACCTTCGATGACATCTACGATGTTCTGCTGATGTGGGAAGGTCCGGCTATGGAGGAACTGTTGGCGGAACTCTGCGAAGGTCAGGTCGTGAGCATCGCCGGAGGCAAACTGCTTATCCTTCAACCCTAGGC